TTTGTCAAAGAATTTATAGTTGTTACCTTGAGTATTTGTATATAACGAGAGTCTTGGCATACACTTATTTATCAATATCGTCTATGTAAAAAGAACTTGACAATAAATAACATATATAGTACAATACTTACTATTACTAAATAACCAAAAGGCTTAAAAATGGCAACCAAATCTACTAAAAAATCTTTAGTTCCAACCGAACGTGTAATTGCTACCGAATTACGACCTCGTGATGACGATTATAAGTATTGGGGCACAGAACCGTTATTTGCTACTCAGCCTGATAGTGATAAACGTGGGTTGGCACTAATTGTAGCTTTAAATTGGTACAATCGATTCTACGACAATAAAGATGCCAAAATATTCTTGGCATCTTATGCTAGTCAAGTTGGTTTTAGTGATGCTAAATTGATTTCAAAAGTAGATGATCGTGAAGTAATGCCTACTCTTGGATGGCTATCACGACTATATTTACGTGGGCTGAATTTGTCTACTGAAGAAAGCACTCGACTTAATAACGAACTAAATCGTTTGGTTGAATCAATTTCAAAACCAGTAGTGATCAAACGTAGCACTGGCGTAGAAAAGGCGGAAACACCAGTTAGCAATCGCCCAAATGTTCAAGAAATTATGCGTGAACGGGCTCGTGAAGCTGCTGGCGAAATCGAGGGTTGGCTTGACAAATTCATTATCGAAGGTGCTAAAGCAGCTAAAATCGATGCTAATAGTGTTGGTATTTTAACTGAGCGTAATATTCTTCCACAACATATCTCTATCTTGACTGATATTTGGAAGCGTAAGATGGCAGAATTTGAAGAAGTGTATAAGGGAACTGACCCACAATTGACAGAGGCATATTCTAATTATACTAAGACTCAGATCAAAGCAGTCATCAAGTTTTGTGAGGCTGTATTAGCAGGATTGAATAGCTACGTTTCAGTTAAAAAAGCCAACAAGGCTCCTCGTAAACGTAAAGCTGTTAGTGTAGAAAAACAAGTATCTAAGTTTAAATACCAAAAAGTAGAAGAAACTCTTAAATTAGTAAGTGTTCATCCAAGTAAGATCATCAATGCTACTGAAGTATGGGCATATGATACTGCTAAACGTAAACTTCATTACTACATTGCCGATTCTCATGTTGGTAGTCTCGGTATCAAGGGTACTACTATTTTAGGATTTGATGCTGTAAAAAGCGGAATCAAGACGTTACGTAAACCAGCAGAAGTATTGAAAAAACTAATGTCTGGTGGTAAACCATCTAGTCGTAAAGTATTTGATGAAGTCAATTCAGTACAGACTATTCCTGCTGGACGTAGTAGCGATAACTTGATCATTCTGAAAGTCTATTGATTGTCCGATAAATACTCTATCAACTGATGGAGTATTTTTTATGGCATCTCTAGTAGAATTAAAACAAGCATTGTTCAAGAACATTAATTATCGTCTGGGCGGAGGCATAATTGACTTGGAATTAGATCCAGAGCATTATGAAGCTGCCTATCAATACGCTATTCTTACCTATAGACAGCGCGCACAAAATGCTTACGAAGAAGCATATATGTTATTGGAAGTTCAGGCTAATCAAAATAGCTATATCTTGCCACAAGAAATAACAAGAGTCCGTCAGGCATTCAGAAGAACAGTCGGACTAGAAACTGGACCCAGTGCATCATCATTTGACCCATTCTCATCAGCAATTCTAAATACTTATCTACTTAACTACAACTACGCTGGTGGTCTGGCCACGTATGACTTCTATGCTGGCTATATAGAATTGGCCGCAAGAATGTTTGGAGGATATGTAATTTATACTTTCAATCCAGTAACAAAAGAAATTCAGTTTGTTAGAGATTTCAAGGGAACTGGAGAAAAGATATTATTGTGGACTGATAATATGAAACCTGAAATTACACTACTACAAGACCCAACTATCGGCAACTGGATTGTCAGTTGGGTACTAGCTCAGTGTAAGTTGACTATTGGTGAAGCTCGTGAGAAATTTGGTACTATTCCGGGACCAGGGGGCGGAACTACATTAAATGGAACCGCAATGAAATCAGAGGGCAAAGAAATGCAAGCTGAATTACTAGTAGAACTCACACGCTACGTGGATGGTTCAGAACCACTTACTTGGGTTCAAGGATAATATTCGGATAACTTGTCTATTGACTCTTTGTATATTTGTAGTATAATTGTCATACTACGGAGTAAAGAATGACTGACAAGATTATTATTGGTGTATGTGGACTAATTGGTTCGGGTAAAGATACAGTTGCAGATTATCTAGTAAACTTTCACGAATTTAGACGAATATCATTTGCAGGGACTCTCAAAGATGCAGTGTCTTCTATTTTTGGTTGGGATCGTGATCTACTTGAGGGTAGAACCAAAGAAAGTAGAGAATGGCGAGAAAAAGTAGATAAATGGTGGGCTAAAAAACTAGATATGCCACATTTAACTCCTCGTTGGATTCTTCAGCATTGGGGAACAGAAGTGGCTCGTAAAGCATTTCATGATAACATCTGGATACATAGTGTTGAACATAAACTAATGCAATCCAATGATAACATTGTAATATCAGACGTTAGATTTCCAAATGAGATCAAGTCAATCAAAGATGCAGGTGGAATAGTTATTAGAACTTGTCGAGGCCCAATTCCAGAATGGTATCGAGCAGCAGAAATAGTAAATAATGGCTCAACAAAAAATCTATCTTGGGCTAGTAATAAAGCAGTTCTAGATAATTGTAAGATTCATCCAAGTGAAACGGCATGGATTGGAACTGAGTTTGCTGCTGTTCTAGACAACAATGGTAGTATAGACGATCTATATAATCAGATCAATCTACTTCTAGCCCATCATCCCCAATCTTCCAAGTAGTATTCATTCTTTTCACTACTTCAATACAGTTTAGACATATAGAGCGTAAGTTAATTAACTCTGAGTTATTTAAGTTACCATCAATATGATGAACTGTAATTTGACTTGTGTATCTTGCCTTGAATGAACACAAATCACATTGTGTTTTCTTTTTATAGCCGCTTAGTTTCCATCTAGGCTCTGCTAATTTTACTCCACGATTTTTTCTAATACAACTCTCACATCTACTACGATAATGGCGTATATTATTGCGCCAGTAATTAGCTGCTGCATAATTCTTCTTACAAACGTTACACAATGGTCTATTCATTAGCTATTTAGTCAGTTTTGTCGAGTAACTCTTCACGAAGAGCGTTGTATGAGCCTATTTTTCCTATTATTAGATAAATATTATTATGAAAATGTGTTAATCACATTACATTGAATACTAAAATTTAGGAGAAAACAATGGCTCTATTATCACCTGGCTTACAAATTACTGTTATTGATCAAAGTCAATATTTGCCAGCCCCACCAGCATCGGTACCGTTGATCGTAATGGCAACCGCCCAAAATAAAGTAGACGCTTCCGGAACTGCTATCGCTCCCGGAACTCTAGCCGCAAACGCAAATAAATTATATGCAGTTACAAGTCAGCGTGATTTAGTTGGCTATTTTGGAACACCATTATTTTATACTACTACCGACGGTACTCCAATCAACGGATATCAGCTAAATGAATATGGTCTATTGGCTGCCTACAGTGTGTTGGGAGTTAGTAACTTAGCTTACGTTATTCGTGCTGATATAGACTTAGCCGCTCTCAAGGGAAGCGTTGGTCGTCCAAGCGCCCCTCCAGCAGATGGTTCTTTCTGGTTAAATACAACTACTACCACATGGGGCATATTTCAGTTTAATCAAAGCACTGGTGCATTTACATTAATTAATCCGATTGTTATTACTGATGTTAATTATGTAACTCTTCCCGTATGTCAACCAATTCAATCAGTTGGAAATATTGGTGATTATGCTGTTACTTTAATAACCGAATACGGTTCACCTTCTAGCTATCATACATACTGGTACAAAAATACTGGTAATGAATGGGTTGCTCTTGGAACGTCATTATGGCACAATAGCTGGCCAACAATTCAGGGCACAGCTACTCCAGTAATCGTTGCCGCCGGTGTTATTGTTATCAATACTGTAACTATTACTGTACCTAATGCTCCTAATAATACAGTTGAGGGAATTGTTGGGCAAATTAATCAATCTAACATTCCTAATATTTCTGCAGCAACGGTTGATGGTCGTTTAGAAATCTATAGTAATCTAGGTACAGTAGATGTAGTTATTGGTGCTGGATCTACTGCTGGAGTACTAACCGATCTTGGTATAATAGTTGGCACATATTATGCTCCAAATGTTGCATACGGCACTAATGCTCAACAGCCTCTATGGAGAACTACTGACGCTCAGCCACATCCTACTGGTTCAGTATGGATTAAGACTAATAGTCCTAATGGCGGAACAAATATTTCTTTCAGTCGATATCAAGCAGCAACTGCTTCATACTCAACTCTTTCTTGTCCTCTAGCAACAGATGATTGGGTTATTAATAACTCATTAGATACTAGCGGCGGACAATATATTCCTGCTAATACAGTGTATGCTCAGTATGACTTTGATGGATCAAATTCAAGTGCTCCTCTTCAATTGTATGTAAGATCAACAACTGGTGCTGGTTTGTGGGTTGGAACAACAACTACGCCATCATTTGCAAATGATGCTACATTTAACGTATACGTAAGTGTCCCAAATAGCTCAAGTTTAAGTGGTCCATATGCGGTTACTATGCCAAGTACTGGAACATTAGGCGCTACAGCTTTTGTTTCAGCTTGGACAGCAGCTAATATTCCTAATACAGCAGCAGGAGTTAGTACAACGGGAGCTATTGTATTAACACATACAGTTGGCGGCGTTATAATCATGAATGATCTTGGAGTTACTAGTCCGGCATCTGCTGTTACCGCAGCTGGATTTACTATAAACACAAGTATAAGTGACCCAACTGGACCAATTGGTGCAAAATGGGGTGGATATAAAACAGTTAGTTTTGGTTCTTTCCCTGCTGTTAACGTAGAAGGTACAGGAGCTGGTTGTTCTTTGAATGTGTCAACGTTTGGATATATTCCTACATTTAGTGTACAAAGTGGTGGTTCTGGTTATGCAGTCGGTGATGTAGTAAGTATTGACGGTGGTGGATATTTAACTGTAGAGTACACTGTACTAATCACAGCAATTGGCGGTGGTGGAAGCGTTACCGGAGTAGAATGGTTAGCAAATTTTGCTACTCCACAATATTCAGTTCAGTTAAGTAATTGGGAAATTTTCAACTATACTCCAAGTCTAATTAGTCCAGTTGGACCACCAACTAATGGTACTAATTGGTATTATAGCACAGTAGATCAAGTTGATATTATGACTAACATTGGTGGAGTATGGACTGGATATCAAAATGTTGGATATACTCAGTCTGGGTTACCAAGTTCTGCGGTTTCTAACACAACTAATCCATCTGGCCCATTAGTTCAGGCTAATGCTCCTACTACACAAAGCAACGGAGTAACACCGTTATCTTACGGCGATTTATGGATTGATACTAGTAATTTAAGTGAATATCCAGTACTGAATCGTTGGCAAAATTACAACGGAGTTGATCAATGGGTATTAATTGATAATACTGATCACACTACTGAAAATGGTATCTTATTTGCTGACGCTCGTTGGGCTGATAGTGGCAACGTTGATCCGATCAATGATCCAATTCCAACTATCGTTAGTTTATTGACCAGTGACTATCTTGACTTAGATGCTCCAATGGGTGACATTTACCCACAGGGTACTTTGTTATGGAACACACGTCGTAGTAGCTACAACGTAAAACAATGGTCTGTTAATTATTTTAATGCTATTAGTTTCCCTGACTCTGTTCTTCCTGAATATACAAGTACATGGGTAACAATTAGTGGTAATTCTTCAAATGGTGCTCCATATATGGGTGCTGCTGCTCAACGTATCTTAATCGTAGAAGCACTAAGAACCACTCTTGATACTACTACTCAGCTTCGTGATGAAGATACATTCTTTAACTTGATTGCAACTCCTGGATACGAAGAAGTAGAAGCTAATATGTGTACTTTGAATAATGATCGTGGACAAACTGCCTATGTTATTGGAGATACACCAATGACATTAGCGACTAATGCTCAGGATATTATTAATTGGGCAAGAAACACAGCAGGATCAACATCAACTAATAGTAAAGGATTGGTAACAAGAGATACATACATGGGTCTTTATTATCCAAGTGGTATTACAAATGATCTAAATGGTAACGAAGTTGTTATTCCATCAAGTCATATGATTCTACGTACTATGATTTATAACGACAATGTTGCTTATCCATGGTTTGCTCCAGCGGGTCAACGTCGTGGTGTTATTAGCAATGCTACTAACATTGGATACATTGATTCTCAAAGTGGAAACTTTATTGTTGACAAAAATAATCAAGGTTTAAGAGACGTTGAATATACTAACTTTATTAATCCGATTGCCTCATTTACTAATATCGGTTTATTAAATTACGGTAACAAAAATAGTTTTGACAGTCAAAGTGCGTTGGATAGAACTAACGTAGCAAGATTGATCATATATCTACGTACTCAATTAGCAATAGCAGTTAGACCATACTTGTTTGAGCCTAATGACAACATTACAAGATCAGCCGTTCGTGGAGTATGTCAGACGTTGCTAGCTGATATTATGAATAAGCGTGGAGTTTATGACTATCTAGTTGTATGTGATGGCACAAATAACACACCCGCTATTATTGACGCAAATGAACTTTATGTTGATATAGCGATTGAACCAACTAAAGCAGTCGAATTTATCTATATACCAATTCGTATATTGAATACGGGTGCAATTGCTGGATTAGCTACGAATGGTTAATTAATATCTGGGGGAAACCCCAGATATTTTTAATGATAAATAAGATTAAGGAGAAATAAAATGGCTTTTAGTTCAGTCTCAAATATGACAGTTCCGCTACCTGGACAAATAAACTCACAGGGCTTGTTAATGCCCAAATTACAATTTAGATTTAGAATCTTATTTGATGGATTTGGAGTCAGCAACGCAACAACTGAGTTGACAAAACAAGTAATGGATTTTACTCGTCCAAACGTTGAATTTACAGAAATACCAGTTGAAGTTTACAACAGCAGATATTATCTAGCTGGTAAACCAACTTGGCAAGCAATTACGGTTAATCTTCGTGATGATGCCAGTGGACAAGTTCAACAAATGGTCGGAGAACAAGTTCAGAAACAATTTGACTTTAGTGAACAATCTAGTGCTGCTGCTGGTATTGATTATAAGTTTCAAATTCGTTGTGATGTTCTTGATGGCGGTAACGGCGGTTATGAACCTAACGTATTAGAATGTTGGGAGCTTTACGGTTGCTATATTGCTAGTGCTAACTATAATAGTTTAAACTACGCTACAAATGAAGCGGCTACAATAGCATTGAGTATTAGATTTGATAACGCAGTACAGTCGCCAACTGATTCTGGAGCAGGATCACCAGGAGTCGGAATGAATCTAGGAGGCCGCTCACTTGGTAATAGTATTAGTGGTATTGGTCAAACACAATTCACAAGATAGATGACATATGGCTGGAGTTTTCCAACAACAACTAAAGTCATCTAGTCCGAATACGCTTCACGACTATAAGCACGCATCTTTAATTTTTAGATCGCGTGCTTATGCTAACACTCCAAAATTTAAATGGTTGTTTCATGTTTATTTTGATATAAACAGAACATTAATTAGTGATAGATCAGATATATTACCGGCTGAAGAAATTCCAGGATTATTAGTAAAAAATATTAATTTGCCAAAATTCAGTGTAACTCTAGCAGAGATGAATCAGTATAATCGTAAGCGTTATGTTCAGACAAAAGTATCATATGATCCATGTCAAATAACATTTCATGACGATAATAATGGTCAGATTAGACAAATGTGGAATGCTTATTTTAGTTATTACTTCTACGACATAAATCAACCAGGACAGCCATCAGCATCTAGTAATGCTAATGTCAGTACTAATGGGTCTAAGTTAGAAAATGATGCAGCCATATTGAATAGAAGAACTACATACGATCCTGATATAAGTAACAATATAAATTGGGGCTTATTAACTGACAACATTATGAGCACCGCGGGTAAACAAGCGAAGCCTGCTATTGCAAAAGCACCTTTCTTTAAGTCAATAAAAGTTTTTGGATTCAATCAACATAATTTTTCTATGTATCAATTTATCAATCCGATAATTGAAAGATTTGAGCATGACAGTTACGATTATTATGCAACTACTACCATGGAAAATCGTATGACTATTCGTTATGAAACAGTCAAATACGGACAGGGAGCATTAAACGGTAAAGATCCATCTGAGATAGTAACTGGTTTTGGTCTTGATGGAGAATACGACAAGAATCTTAGCCCAATTGCTATTCCTGGAACTAATGGATTAATATTAGGAAAAAATGGTATGAAGGATCCTGGAGCAGGAGTTCTAAATGCACTACCATCTCCAACAGTATATGGCCCAGTACAAAGAGCACAAGATGCGGGTGCACCGTCAAATGTATTTTATAATCCTCCGGGAATATTAACTACTCGTTCTAGTGTATTACTAGCAGGATCAGTTAACGTTGGTCTTAATCTAGGAAGAGGTAGAAGCGGATTTAATTTTCCAAGCATATCTGCGTCTGTTGGAGTATCAGCTCAGTTAGCTAGTTCTAGTAATTTTAGAAATCCTAACCCAGCTATTGTGCCGACCATACAAAACAATCCAATAGCCACTGCCGATCCTCTTGGTGATCTTATTGGTACGCTAAGACCTCCACTTCAGAACTCACCGTCAGTAGTTGCTACTCCAACTAATTTATCTAATTAGTATTGGTGACTAAATTTAATAATATTCCTTAATACTAAATAGTATATTGGAGAAATTTATGGCTACTAGTTCACAAATATACAATGTTAATAATTTTACAGCAAATCCAAGTGCTAATGATTATGACGTAGTTATATCATTTTTTAAACAATATACTAATAGTGTATCTTCGGCTCAAGCAACAGCATCTACGCTGTATGCTATAGCTAGACAATCTGGAACATCAGTGATAGATTTATTACAAACTTTTCAAGGATTGGATAGTATGAAAGTAAGTTTAACAATGGCTTACTATCTAAATAGCTTGAACCCAACTAAGTCTATTATGTTTGGAATAAATTCAATTCTAATTCCAAACTCAACTATTCAACGAAATATTATTCAATAATCATGGCCAAATATGCTCAGGGTTATTTTACTCCAAAGAATCCACAAAAATATGTAGGTACAGGAAAAATTAAGTATCGTAGTGGATGGGAAATGACATTCATGATGTTTTGTGATAATAGTCCTAAGATACTACAGTGGGCAAGTGAGAGTATTAGAATACCATATAGAAATCCACTTTCTGGAAAACATACTATATATATTCCAGATTTTTTTATAACATATCAACAGGGTAATAAGATAATCGGTGAAATCATTGAGATAAAACCTAAAAAACAAACTATGATTTTAGAAAAAGTAAAAGATGCTAGAAACAGAATGGCAGTTGCTGTTAATCACGCTAAGTGGGAACAAGCAAGATTATGGTGTCAACGTAATGGTATGACATTTAGAGTAGTCACAGAAGACGATTTGTTCTATAGTGGACGTCGATAAACTAAATATAATATGAATAAAAGACTAGAAGAACTATTTGGATTCAATGACGATAATGATCAAGACAATTCATTGACTCAACCAATTATTACACAAGAAGATGAATCATCTTCTCCAATCAGTCAACAGACACTAGATACTATATCAAAAGTAGAAAACGCACTACCTCAGGTCAAGGGACTAGATGCTAGTGATTCAGAAATGGATGATTTAGCTGGATTAGCAAAAGAAGCATTCAATAACTTAATGGATCTTGGAATGCAGGTGGATTCTCGTTTTTCTGCCGAAATATTTAATTCAGCATCGTCAATGTTAGGACATGCTATTACTGCAAAGACATCAAAAATTAATAAAAAATTACGAATGATTGATTTGCAACTTAAAAAAGCAGAACTTGATAGAAAGTTAAGCGTACAAAGTCAAAAAAATGAATCAACTGATGCTACAATTGGACTAGGAACTGGAACAATTGTAGACAGAGATGAGCTTATCAAGATGATACTGAACAATGCCACAGAAAATCCAGTCAATAAAGATAAATAAGTTATAGAACAAAGGAATTACCACGATGAAAAATTTTAGAGCGTATTTGGCAGAGTCAGTTAGAACCTACAAATACAAAATTAAGATTGCCGGAACACCAGAGAAAAACTGGCTGGATATGTTTTGCTTTAATCTTCAAAAATTTGATCCTGTAAAAATCAGTGATCCAAAGTCAACTCCTGTTCAAAAAGATCCATATGGATTTCCAGATTTGCAAAATCATGCTATTACAATTATCGACGTTGAGTTTAGATACCCAGCGATTGAGCCAATGATTAAGCAAGTTGCTCGTCTATTAAATTACGATGAGAACAAAGTTAGAATGATTCAAGCAAATTATGACGATAGTGTAAATTTTGAAGAAGAACAGTACGCCAATCAAATGAAAGAAAGCCCAGTGTTAACTCATGAAGAAATGGGAGACAATGGTGAGAAAGCTAGTAAAGCATATGGTGAGCAATATTTGCCTGAGATTTTCAAAGACTACGACAAAGAAAAAATTAAAATGACAGGCCCAGTAACTAAACCAGCCGTTGACATGAGAAAAGAACCTGGAAATAATAAGAGTCCAATGAGTACAGTAAAACGTCAACCTAAGCCAAAAACTGGCGCATCATTTAACAAATAATATTAGGAATATATAATGGATATTAAATCAATATGGCAAAAATTAGATCAAATCTCTGAATCAGCGGCATCTAAAACCACTGATATGAAGAATAAAAAATGTACCTCCTGTAAAAAAGGTACTTATCAAGAAACTAGTCAGCATGATGATATGGATGGCGTATTACATTGCGACAAGTGTAACAAGAAAGTCAAGCGTCATCAGCCGGCCGATTCAAAGAAAAAAAACGTGAAAGAAAGCTTAAATGAATTTGCTCCAAGTCTTGGATTTGGCGATCATGGTGGCAGTGGCAGTGGCGGATCTGATGAAAGCGAATATCGTGTAATAATTACTTTATATGATGACTCAGTACAAGATGATGAAACTGCTGAACGTAAAATTGGAATCAACGTTTTTGCTTCAAACGAAGAAGCTGCTTGTGATAAGGCTACAACAATGCTGTTGAAAAGTGATCGTTATGACGGTTCAAGAATCACCAACGTAACTGCTACCCCAGTTGAGCGTCCTGACTATACTGACTATTCAGATGATTTAGATGACGATGATGATCTTTATGAACAAGATGTGGCGGAAGGCAGAGAAAATTCACAGACGATCAACAAAAACAAATTAGTGCGTCTATTAAAAACAGCTACAGCCAATAGTAATGATCGTCGTGAATATGAGCTAATGACTCAAGCAGAAGAACAGTTTGGTGATGACTGGGCCGAGCTAGCACATAGATATGCCTCTCTTCATAGTCAAAATTTGAATAGTGATACTTTTCTTGATGCCAATAACGAAGAAATGCAAGAACTGGCCAATGAGCTCGGGATTCAACACAGTGATTACAGCTCCGATGTGTCGGAAAGCTCATATAAAGATACCAGTGGTACTTTTAAGGATCGGTTAGTTGGAGAGATACTAAACTTTTATTCAATGCACGGTAGAATTCCAAAAATTAGT